TTTTCAGGATTTAGTTACCCTTGTTCATCTGTGGTTGCCTGGGGGCATGCAACTGTGCTATCATCATAGTAGTTTATTAACCAAAAATGGCATTATACGGTTCAGACGGTGGGTATTCAGCACCTCCAGCTAAGAAAACAAGGCAAGGTAACTCTAAAAACACAAAAATTGCTGCTTCTTCTCGTAATGGAGCAAAGAAAAGGTATAGGGGTCAAGGAAAATAGTCGAGAAAACCCTATAAATAAAACATAATAGGGTCAAATTAATGGGATACCCAGAAAGACCTGTCGATATGTCCGATTCCTTTAGGGAAAACGGTTGGGAATATTGTAAGTACTTAATTACTGACCCAAGATGTGATAAATATCTTAGTAAAAGTGCTCAAGAATGCCCTCCTACAGGTTCAGATCTGAAAAATACGTCAGTAGAGGATTCAAGGACTTAGCAGTTTCGTTTAACGCTAACCCTTCTACTGGTGATTTTGGTGTGGTTAAGAATGAGAATGCTATAAAGCAGTCTGTTCGTAACCTCATTTTAACTATGTTCGGTGAAAGACCTTTTCAACCCTCTATTGGGTCGAGGGTTAAGATGCTTTTATTTGAACCATGGGATCCATTCTCAGTAGACAATATTAAAAGTGAGATATTTAACTGTATCAAGAGACTAGAACCACGTGTTATCCCCACTGGTGTCACTCTTCGTGATGATTCTGATATTAATTCAGTGCATGTTTCGATAGATTACACGATTGTTGGTCAACAAGAAGTGCAAAATGTCGATTTTCTCCTAGAAAAGGCATAAAATGGCAGCAATTCCATCACAATTAACGTCGTTAGACTTCTTTGAGATCAAAGAATCGATCCGATCGTACCTAAGAACAAGAAAAGAGTTTACGGACTATGATTTCGAGGGTTCATCTGCTTCATATTTGATCGATATACTAGCGTATAACACATATTACACTGCATTTAACGCTAATATGGCGTTAAACGAAGCATTTTTAGAGACTGCAACTGTTAGAGATAACATTGTAAGGATCGCAAAGCAACTAAATTACACTCCAAGGTCAATTAAGGCACCTAGAGCATGTATAAAGATGATAGCACAGACCAGTATTGGTCTAAATGGCACAACATTCCCTGAATTTGCTACTCTAAGTAAGGGGGATGTCTTTGTTGCAGACAATGATTTCGATTCTTATACCTTTGCATTGACTCAAGACATCCAAGTGCCTGTAGATAGTGGTACTGGATTGGCAACTTTCGATAATGTGCTTGTATATCAAGGTAATTTGTTAACTTACAACTATACAGTTGACTATACTAAGAAGCAAGACTACATTATCCCTGATGAAAATGTAGATACTACTCTTTTGACTGTAGATATCTCTCCAACAGAGCAATCTTCAGAGACAGATACCTATAGTCCAGCAACAAATGTCACAAATGCTGATGGAACTTCCAGAATTTACTATTTGGAAGAGACTGATGACATGAGATACCGTCTTGTTTTCGGAGATGGGTCAATTGGACGTAAATTAATCGATGGTGAGTACATAAGAATCTCATATGTGTCTACAGATGGGGTTGAAGCTAATGGTGCGAAGGGATTTAACTTCATTGGGAATGTAAGAGACAGTGATTTACGTGTTGTTAACCCAAATAACATTAGTTTGACCACTAAAGACGCTGCTCAAGACGGTGAAAACCGTGAAACATCACTCTCAGTCAAGTTTAGGGCACCTAGATCTTATGCAACTCAGAATAGAGCAGTCACAGAGAATGATTTTGAGCATATAGTCTCTGAAATCTACCCTCAAGCAGCATCAGTGACTGCTTTTGGTGGTGAAAAGTTAAATCCACCTGTTTATGGTAAAGTTTACGTTGCAATCCGTCCAAAAACAGGATCAAAACTTAATGCAACGACAAAACAGAAGATTAAGAAGGACTTATTGAAGTATTCAGTTGCTTCAATCGATCCTGTGATCATTGACCCAACTATTTTCTACGTTTTACCTAAATCTTACGTTTATTACAACGGAAATGACACTAATTTAACTGGAGCACAACTTGGTACTAAAATTTTACAAGGAATTGACGAATTTAACAAAGCTGGACAAACAAATAGGTTTGGTGGACGTATTGATGGATCCAAATTTGGGTCAATGGTCGATAATGCTGATAATGCGATTTCTGGTAACGTTACACAGATGACTTTAGGTCAAAATCTTGACCAATTCACCTTTGGAAACGTATTTACCCAATGTTTAGACTTTGGTAACCCACTTTATGACCCAAATCAGTATTCTGGGTCTCCAGACGGTGATGATACTAATGGTGATGGTGATGATGGAGATGGAACTGGTAATAAGTGTAAACCTTCCTTCTCTGTAGTCAAATCTGGCACATTTTATGCCACTGGTTATACTGAAGACCTTGTAAACCTCACTTTGAGTGATGGATCAACCTCAGCACAGGTCGCAACTCCTGGAATTAGCACAACTGCTGCTAATCAGGTTTTGGTACCTGTAAATATAAGGGATGATGGTCGTGGAAACCTAATTCTAGTGACTACAAGGGATGAGACGGAATTAACTCTTAATCCTTCAGTAGGAAGTGTAAATTATGGCACTGGTCAAGTCTGTGTTGGTCCTGTAGCGATACAGGGTACTCCAGATGACACTACAAGGTTGCCTATCCAAGTTTTACCTGCTGGTGGATCAATTGCAGTTCCACCTGGAGTAGATCCTACAATATTCAACCCACAAGTCAATCCTATTGACTATACAATCAACGATGTAGCAATCCCCACCTTCGATCCCAATAACTTTAATGGTTATAATTACGGTGACACTAGTGGCATAAATATCATTGATTATCCAACGGATACATTCACATATCCAGTCAGCGAATCCTGTTTCTAAGATAGATGCCGATTACAAAGAATATCAACGTCTCTGATAGAGTCGAGAATCAGTTACCCGAGTTCATTCGGCAAGAAGATAGACAGTTAGTCAATTTCTTGTTTGAATACTATAAGTCTCAGGAAAAAACAGGTCGTCCTTATGATATACTTAATAATTTACTAAGATACCTTGATCTTGACAGCTATACCTCTGAGCAATTAGATAGTGAAACTAAATTGCTCAAGGATATTGGTCTGTACGATGAAAAGATTGAAATTGAGGGTATAGATGGATTCCAGGAGCAAAATGGCTCCATAATGATTGATAATGAAGTAATCTACTATGAAAAGGTTACTCGTGGTCCTGATGTTATCATTACTCCAGGTTTATCGTATCCACAATTTAATAAGAAGAAGCAACAGCTAGAAAATCCCTTTACACTGTTTGATGGAGTCCAAAATACCTTTACATTATCATTTTTAGGCACTCCAGTCGCTCCTCCTTCAGCAGAGCACCTAATTGTGATTGCTTACAACACAATGATGGTACCAAACGTAGATTACTACGTTGAAGGTCTTAATTTACGTTTCCAGGATGCTCCAAGAGACCAAATCGGGTCTGATGACTCAGAATTCACTTCTGTCACTTATTTGGTTGGATATTCGGATCAAACTATACAAACATGTGATTCTATCCCTTATCAAGAGTGGCAAAACACCAAATATTACCCATTAAGGATTAATCAGCAATCTTACACTCCAACTTCCGAAATTGGGTTAATAATTAACAAAAATGGTCGTTTACAAGAGCCATATACTGATTTTACTGTTTTCCAAGATAAAGTCGTCTTTAAAAACGAAATCGGTGCTGCTGATCAGATTCATATTCGTTCTGTTGAATATATTCCTCCTTCTTATGGTTCAGGAGCAACAGCAATTGCTAAGGTTGCTGATGATGGCACAATTACCAGTTTAATTCCTAAAAATGGTGGATCTAAGTATAGATTAGATTTTGCACCTAAAGTTACCATTACAAGTAACTCTGGTGCCAATGCTACTGCAAGATCTCTAATTGGTGGTATTAAAGACATCAATTTGATTGATGGAGGTCAAGGTTACTCATCATATAACCCACCAATCCCTATTGTTGCTTCACCAAGCAATCCCAACGGCACACCAGCAAAAATAAGTCTTACAGTCAATGATGTGACTGGAATGGTTGATTCTGTCACTATTACTGATAGTGGAAGTGGATATGACTTCATTCCTGCTATATCATTCAAGAATCCAGGTGGAGCAACTATTTCACCTCCTACTATTGATGGTGAAG